GGGCGAAATTACAAGATTTGCCGTTGTTAATGGCACAAGAATTCCCGCTTGAATGGGCTAAAACGAAACACCGTTATGTGTACACGCATCATGTACACCACAAAATGTCAAAGGATTTTATAGGCGTGACGGTTGAATCTTTGCGTTCACCGTCGGGAACAGATTCGTGGCATCATCGAAACGGATACCAGCATTGTCCGAAAGCCATTGAAGGGTTCATTCATCACCCGGAACACGGTCAAATCGCCCGTTTAACACATATTTTTTAAGAATCAAAACCTTTATTTTATAAGGGTTTTAAAATTATTTTGTTAAAAAATGTAAAAAAATGTGTGAAAAGTTTTGCATATATAAAAAGTTATCTATCTTTGTAAGGTCAATAAGGCACAACATTAAAAAAAACGCTATGAAAACTATTACTTATTTAAGCCCAATTTCAAAATTCAACAAAGTAACTAAAACTTACGAACAAGTATTAATCACTTTGTACAATGTTAAACTAACTGAAAATTTTGGTGTACAATGTTACGAAGGCACAACTACAAAAAATGGTAAAATTTTAGGTTGGTGTTGTCCGTCTAAAGTAATTGAATTAAAAACTATCTAATAACAAATCGGGGGGTGCGCATCCGTAACGCACAATTAAAAACAAAACAAAATGGAAACTTTTAAAATTACATTTTTCGACCACGACGGAAACGAAATGTTTCACAAGGTCACCGAACAATTCGATTTCATCGAGGCGTATAAATATGCCAACGAAATTTTGGCAACAACAACATGGGATGTCGCAACCGTTCAAGTCGATGAATTATGAATGAATACACTAAAATAATACTTGACTTTGTGTTACTGGTCGGGTTCATGGCAAGCGGTTTTTTATTAATCTTTTATGCAATAGCAACATGGTAAATTCAGTTGACAAACATTGGTTCGATTTTCAAATCGAAAATGTACACGGTTCGGTAACGTTTGAAATAGATGTCATAATCATGGACGAATTTGGAACGGTCGATTTTGACCTACATTTCACCGAAATTTGGTCGTTTACAAACGACGAAAATGGTCATGAAATCGAAATCAAATTAACCGGGAAACAAGAAAAAGAAATCGAAAATGAAATCAAAGAATTCATGCTCGACAATCCGGATGTTTTCGATTTTTACGAATATATTTCCGAGGAAAGCGCTCGAAAATTATGTTATTATTATGAACTGCACAAACCTTATTAAAATGAAAAAATTTAAACCGATGACATTACACGCCATTATTCGCTGGTGGTCAAAACCGTCATTTGCATTCGACAAGGGCGGATCGTTCAACGTTGAACTTTATTTGAAAATTTGTGAAATTAAACTTCAAAACAATGTATAAACTACTTTATTTCCACAACAAAGAATTAAAAGAATCGTACACATTCCCAACCGAAGCGCTGGCGAACTGGAAAGCGCGCGAATTGTATCGATTAGGTACACACCGATTTGGTCACTTTGTAATTGAAAAAATATGAATCAAGACATCAAACAATTAATACAAGAATACCAGCTCGACAAACCAAATCGCAAGCGTGAATTCACTTATAAACGGTATTTTCTAATGTCGGTCGCGGATTCAAGGGGGAACATGACAAAAACGGCGATCGGTGAAATGTTTAATCGTGACCATTCAAGTGTAATTCACGGGATAAAACAACACAAATTTTGGTGGAAAATTCGTGACATGGAATATTTGCGCGGAATTCACCCGCTGGAACAAACACTTGACATCGAAGCGGAACGCGTATCAAAAAAATACATTTACGATTGCCATTGCAACGAAACAACGTTGACGATTGAAGGTAAATTTTCGAAACGCATGATTGAAAAATTAAATGGAAAATACAACCGAAAAGATATTTCGCTTATATTTGCATTAACATAGTTTTGTTTTAATTTGCTTGAAAGACACCCCGATAAATTGGGGTGTTTTTTTTTGTTCGAGCGTTACAACGTTACAAAATTACGAATCCCTTTACCCGGGTGCCAGCGAAAATTTGAAAAAAACAAGGGGGAGGGGGTCAAAAGTTTTGTAATTTTGTCGCGCTTTGGTTCAAAGTCAATACCACATTGCTTTTCAGCCGTTACAAAACCGTTACAAAAAATTATTTTTGTCGCGGATTGATTATGAATGAAAAAAATAATTAGTTTTGTGACATGGCGCAACAACAAAAAATTTTATTAATGGGATCGACCGAGTAAATCCGCGCCATGATTGAAAGGTCGTCCCATTTTTATTTGATATTTAAATGATTCCGAACATTTCCGTTTTCAAGTCACTATTCAATGCAAAGGAAACACCGTACACGATGAACGTGGTCGATGTTTACAACCGAATCAAAAAGGGATATCCCGAACTTATTTCGAAAATCAATCGATTGCGCGAAATGGACGATTCGCTTGAAAGTTACCGTTCATTAAAAAATTCATTGCTTGCGATTATGTTCAACGGAACGTTTAACGAGCGAACCGACAACGGTTTGATTGAACATTCCGGGTTGTGTATTCTTGACTTTGACGATTACCCGGACGAATCGACCATGAACGAGGACAAAAAACGGTTTAAATTACTTTCGTTCGTTTACATGGTGTTTACTTCACCCTCGAATAAAGGTTTGAAAGTAGTTGTAAAGATTCCCAAATCAAGCAAAGATGAACACAAGCGACGATTTAAAGCGCTTGAAAAGGAATTCAATTCGGATTATTTCGATTCATCCAGTCAAAACGTTTCGCGTGTTTGTTTCGAATCGTACGATCCCGACGCGTATTTGAATGAATTTTGCGATGAATTTACAAAGATTGAAGAGGAACAAGGTTACATTTATAAGGAACGCGCGCCAATTTGCCGTTTGACCGATGAAGGGAAAATCATTGACCGAATTTTTAAATTCGATTTTGGTGGGGAATTCACGAAAGGCAACCGAAATAATTACATTTTCAACGTTTCCGCTTGTCTATGCGAATTCGGAATAATGCGCGACGTCGCCGAATACCATTTGAAAAACTATGTTGACGAATCGTTCACGCAAAGCGAATTGATTAACACAATTAAAAGCGCGTACCGAATTGCTAAATTCTCAACGAAATACTTTGAAGACGTTGACAAGCTGGCAAAAGCAAAATTGAAAATCCGAAAAGGACATTCAGACATTGACATTCAACGCGAATTGAACATTGACAACGAACAATTAGATGAAATCAAGGAAGAAATTCAAACGAACAATGATGTATTTTGGAAGGTAATTCAAACAAAACAAGGTGAACGAATAATAATTGAACCGAACGAATATTCGCATTTTTTGGCAAAGAATGGATTCGGCAAATATTACCCGGAACGGGCGTTGTCGCCTACGTTCGTTGTTGTAAATGAAAATAAAGTTCGTTTGTCGGCGGTTGAACAAATCAAAGATTTTGTTTTAAATTACCTACGGGACCGGGGCGAAATCACCGTGTGGAATTATTGCTCACGTTCAACGTATTTGTTTTCAGAGAATCATTTAAACATGTTGGAAAGCATCGATTTAAAGATGTTACAAGATAGCAAAGACCTTTCGTATATTCCTTTTAAAAACGGCGTTGTTGTGGTCACGAAAAAAGACGTCACATTGAAATCGTACATTGACATTGACGGTTATATTTGGGAAAATCAAATCTTGAACCGTGACTTTGTGCCAGTTGAGGAATTCAAAAATGATTTTCAAGATTTCATTTGTAAGGTGTCAAACAAAGACAACCAACGAATTGATGCGCTGGAATCTACATTGGGTTATTTGATGCACACTTTCAAAGACAAGACCGAACAAAAGGCGATTATTTTCAACGATCAAGAAATTGACGACAACGCGAACGGAGGTTCGGGAAAATCTTTGATGTTGACGGCGCTTGGTTATTTTCGAAACATTGTGACAATCGACGGAAAACAATTTAGTTCGATGAAAAATGATTTCGTATACCAGCGGGTGAATTTAGATACGCAAATTTTAGCATTCGATGACGTAAAAAAGAACTTTGATTTTGAACAATTGTTTTCAATTGTGACGCAAGGAATCGCCGTGAATCGCAAAAACAAAGATGAAATTTACATTCCATTCACAAGGTCGCCAAAAATTGTAATTACAACGAATTACGTTATAAATGGCGCGGGTTCATCGCATGACCGAAGACGTCACGAAATCGAATTTTTTCAATATTTTAACGCGAATCATTCACCGGAAGACGAATACAAACGAATGTTGTTTGATTCTTGGGATGGCGACGATTGGTCGCGGTTTGACAATTACATGATTTCGAACTTACAAAAGTATTTAACGAATCGATTGATAAAAACAACCAGCATCAACGCCGACGCGAAAAGATTCATTCAATCAACTTGCAAGGACTTTTTCGAATTCACCCGCGAAGGCAACATTCCTTTAGACGTTTACAATTACAATCAAACCAAACTACAAGAATTCCAAAGTGAAACGAATTCGTTCAAAGATTTGTCAACGCAAAAATTTAAAAAATGGGTTCGGGAATATGCTATTTTTAAAGGTTATAAATACACCGAAGGACACAATCATTCCGGGCGTTATTTTATCTTGACGGATTCATCGCCAGCAAATAATTAAAAAAAATATACATGAAAAGACCTATTATTTTAGCCACTTTTACAATGATTGCGGTTTGGTGGCTTGCGATTTATCATTTTGGTTGGTGGGGTGCGGTTGGATGTTTGACCTTTGGAATAATTACAACACTATTGATTGAATGGAAAAGATAAACAAACAACGTTTGGACGCGCTTAAATTAGCGCATGACGTCGAACGATACCCATCAATCCCGCCAGCTTACCACGTTAAAACGAAATGGGACGACAAGACCGCGAACGGATTGACCAAGGCAATAACATCGTTCATTCAATACAACGGTTTTCAAGCCGAACGAATCAATACAATGGGGGTTGCAAGGGAAAAACGAACCACGGGCGGTAAATTAATCGGTGTGACGTGGACCAAATCAACAACAACCAAAGGGAGCGCGGACATTTCCGCAACCATTCGAGGACGTTCGGTGAAAATCGAGGTCAAAATTGGCAAGGACCGACAAAGCGAATCACAAAAAAAATATCAAGAGGACATCGAACGCGCTGGGGGTGTTTACCTAATTGCGCGCGATTTCGATTCTTTTGTTGAATGGTTTGATGAATTCGTAAAGGCATGATTGAAATTGAAATAAGCCAAAACCAGCGCGACCGGGCGCAAATCTTGTTTGATTTTGGAATCTTGAACAATTCCATTCGCGAGGGTGACGGAAAATTGACCGGGGCGTTGGGGGAAATTGTGGTGTTTGATTACTATTCGAGCAAAGGTCGAAAGGTTGTTCATGCTCAAGAATTTAATTACGACCTTTTGATTGAAGGATTCAAGGTTGAAGTCAAAACGTTGGCAAGGAATGGAATTCCTAAACTGGAAAACAATTGTCATTTGTCGAATCATAATTCAAAACAACGTTGTGACTATTTTATTTTCGTGGATGTTTTGAATGATTATTCCCGCGCATGGATAAAGGGGGCAATTTCACGACATCGATTTGATGAAATCAAAATTTTCAAGAAAAAAGGCGAATTCGATGGACCATTTTTTCAATTCAAATCGGATACTTGGATAATTACCAACAAAGATTTGTTAACAATTTGATGTTGTTATGTTGCACGAATGAAAATTATTTTTATCTTTGGTGAAATTTTAAATACTTAATTATGGCGACAACAAGAAAAACGACCGAAGCGGTCACAACGGAACAACCGAAAGGTTTATTCCACAAATTGCATTCAGCAAAAAAACACATTGGTAAGGTTTCAAAGAATGCAATTAATCCACATTTCAAAAAGAATTACGCGGACATCAACGCGTTGTTGGAAACGGTCGAACCGATTCTTTTATCTTACGATTTAATTCTTTTGCAACCAGTCAAAGGAAATACGGTGTTTACGATTATTGTTGACATCGAAACGGGCGAATCAACCGAGTCATTTATGGACATTCCCTTGAATATAACCGATCCACAAAAAACGTTGGCTTGCATTACTTATTTTCGACGCGGAACGTTGCAATCTTTATTGTCATTACAAGCAATCGACGACGATGGGAACGAGGCAAGCAAACCTTGTACAAAACCGACCATTGACGACGAACGTTTTCAAAATGCAAAAAAAGCCATTGCGGACGGAAAATTCACCGTTGCGAAATTGAAAGCAACCTATTCACTAACAACCGAACAAATCAACCAATTGTAAAATGAACGCAAAAGAGCGCGCGCAATACCTTTTCGATTTGTTTGATGTGGTCGAATATAGCGACAAGGTCAAAACAAAGATAACGCGTAAAGCGTGCGCGCTTATTTTGGTGCATGAGGTTTTGAAAGACCTTGATCCAAAATCGCGGGATTTTTTATACTGGATGAATGTTAAAGTAAATTTATTAGAATTATGAAATGGCGAGCATCACAAATCGGAAAATTGATGACAACGTCCCGAAGCAAGGGCGAATTATTGTCGCAAACGGCGAAATCTTATATTGAGCAAATAGCAAAAGAACATTTTTACGGATACGAATCACCAATTGTCAATCGTTACCTTGACAAGGGAATCAATCAAGAACTTGAATCCATTCAATTGTTGAATTCGGTTCGATTTGAAAATTTCGAAAAGAACAAAAAACGGGTTGAAAACGATTGGTTAACGGGTGAATGCGACATCCTTACGAACGAAAAAATCATTGACATTAAAACATCGTGGTCACTTGACACGTTCCCGGAATTACCGGAGGACATCGATTCCAAAGAATACGAATTTCAAGGTCGCGCCTACATGATGTTATATGAAAAGCACGAATTCGAACTTGTTTATTGCATGGTGTCAACTTGGGACGAATTCTTGACACAATACGACGACAAATCGATTCACAAGGTAGACCATATCGATCCGCGTTTTCGAATTACGTCGGTAACGTTTGAACGTGACTTTGAAATTGAAAATCAAATAATTGAACGTTGCAAGCTGGCGACGGATTATTATAACGAACGAATTAATAAATTGAAAAAGAAATGAAAAAGTATTTCATTATTGAATGTCATTTCGATGAATTAGAAGGGGCGTATTTCCTTACTGAATATATGAACAAACATGGTCATTTTTACATTATTTCGGTGACATCAAAACAAGGTCAATTTGATGTGAAATCGGTGACTGTTGATGAATTTAAAAATTTTAACAATTATGAATAAACAAACGGCATTGAACTATTTAATCGAGGCGCTGGAACTGAAAGTTTTGGCGTCAAAAATTCCTTGGATTGATAAAGAAATTCAAAAAGCGATTGAAATGGAACGTGAACAAATCGCCAGTGCATACGAAAACGGCGAATGGAATCAAGGGGTGAACGGTGACGCGAACGAATACATTGAAAAGACATTCGGAAATGAAAACAACGAGTAAACAAACGGCGGTTGATTGGTTGATGGAGCAGTTAACGTAATCTAAATAAACGAAGTATGGAAATGGAAAATAAAATTAAATGTGTTCTTATAGATTTTGAACAAGGAGAAATAACACTGAGTGAAGCAACAAACACAATATTGCGTTTATTTAGTGTTAGTGGTCATGTACAAAATTACAAAGATTGCAAATTAAAATGTAAGTATAGAGATATTTACAAAAAAAGTATTTTGAAACGTGGTTAATTTTGTATTGCCACTAACACAAAGCTAAATGACGTTTTAATGTCTTTTAGCAACTGTTATGCGGAATGTAAAACCTTTAAACAACAAGAACTATGAAACAAACAGCAGTAGAGTGGTTATGGGAACAATACAATAATGAGTGTGATTGTGGAGGAGATGTAGAATATACGTTAGCTGAAAAGCTATTTGAACAAGCCAAACAAATGGAGAAGGAGCAGATAATTGAAAGCTATTGTCAAGGATGTGCTGATATAATAAAAGACGAAGATATATTTCCAAGAGAAACATCCGAACAATACTACAAAGAAACCTATGAAAGCAACATTTGAATTCAATTTACCGGACGATCAACACGAATTCGAATTGATGAATGAAGCGGGCAAAATTTTTTGCGCGTTGATTGAAATCGAAAGGATGTTGCGAAATATTTACAAATACGACGAAACGTTGAATCAATGGCAATATGATATTGTTGAGAAAATAAGAGAAGAATTTTATCAGATTATAAACGAAAACCAAATAAACATAAATAAATGAACGAAGAAAAAGGAACGGTTGTCCAAGTGACACCATTGCAAAACATTTCGGATAAATTCCGAAAACAAGAATTCACAATCAAGACGTGGACGGAATACCCACAATTTGTCACGTTTCAAACGGTAAACGATAAATGCGACCTTGTCCGCAATTTGAATGCTGGCGATGACGTCGAGGTCAAATACAATTTGCGCGGGCGTGAATGGATTTCCCCGGAAAACGTCACAAAGTATTTTAACACGGTCGAAGCGTGGTCCATTAAATTAATCGGAAAACCAGTACAAGAAAAACCAATCGAGAATGAAAACGATGACGATTTACCTTTCTAATGACTCGAACGTTGTCGATTGGATGCGCAAAATGACAACGTCACGTTTAGACAAGCGTTATAAAATGACACACCTTGCCGAGGACATGAAAGTGAATTATTCGATGTTGTATCGATTCATGAACGGAAAACCAGTCGGTCAAGAATTTTTCATTGCTTGGTTTAAATATTTTGTAAATTAGTCCATGAAATTTTGGGAACATGATGCATACCAAATCGCTCGAAAAATCACGTCGAATCATGAACTTGCGGGTGATTTGGTTGGTCATGTTTTTATTCTCATGCACCGTTTTAACTTTAATGATTCCGATATTCCCGCTATATTTTCACGATTCGCATGGAATCAATGGACGTGGAAAAGGTCGGAATTTTGGCGGTTATATCGGTCGGACGGTGACGCAATCAACGATGTTGTGGACGTCAACGAATCGCCGTCGCAAAATCAATTTAGCGAAAAACTTGCGGAATTTTTGGAACAAAGCGGTTCGAACGATCAAGAAAATTTCATAAAAGAAATAACGAAAATGCATCTTTGCGGAATGACATTCAGAGAAATTAAAGAATTGACCGGGATTTCTCTGGAT